AGTGCCCGAACCAGACCGATAAATTCCTGCGAGCTATAAGCTGACAACAATGCTTATAGCTTATGAGCCAAACAGAACTTGCGAAGGCGCTTGGCATCAGCCAGCCCGCAGTCGCGCAGTTGGTAAAGAAGGGAATGCCCACGGGCAGCGTCGAAGAGGCGCAAAGCTGGCGCGCGGCCAACGTGGGCCAGAAGCGCGGGCGGCGAGTTAGCCAGGCGACAACGCCCATCGGCCTCTCCGCCCTGCCCGAACTGCCCGATGATCTGGCCGTCACCGACAAGCTACGCCGCATAGCGGTCAATGACTTTGAGCGGGCCAGCACGATCCAAGAGCGCAGCGCCGCCAGCCGCACGGTGAAAGACGCCGAGGAGGCTCACGAGATCCGCAAGCGCGACCTCGTGCGCTCCGAGCAAGAGGCGCAAAACCTCATGCACAGGGATCAAGTGCAAACCGTCATTGCCGAGGAGGTCGGCAAGCTCCGCGCCCTGCTTGAAGCCATGCCCGGCGCTATCGCAATGGCCGCAAACCCTCACGACCCCGAATTGGCCCGCGATGCTGTGGCCGATTACTTGGAGCAAGTCTTCTCGACGTTAAGCAATACAGGCGATGCGCTGCGCGTGGATTCCAGATAGCCGCGAGAAGGCGCTGGCAATGTGGCGGGCCCAATGGGTGCCGCATCCGCGCCAAAGCGTGACCGAGTGGGCCGAGGCCAACTTGTCTTTCTCGTCCCGCTTCACCTCGTCGCCGGGGCCGTTCCGCGTGCGGAGTTATCCGTATATGCGCGAATGGCTGGATTGCTTCCACCCTGCCAGCGGCGTCCGCTCGATGGCATTGCTCTGCGGCGCCCAGGTGGCGAAAAGCACGGCCATCCAAGTAGGCATGGCCTACCGCCTCGTGCGCGCACCGGCTCCCGCGCTGTGGGTGCTCGATACCCAGACCAACGCGCAATCGTTTTCCGAAAGTCGCTGGCAAGTGATGATCGACGACAACGAGGTTTTGCGCGCTCAACTCCCGCGCAACAAAGACAAGTTTAAGAATCTCGACCAAGCATTTGCGCGGATGCATCTCTGGTTCATCGGCAGCAACAGCCCCGGCAACCTCGCGGGCCGCTCCATCTCGCTCCTCTGCTTGGACGAGGTAGATAAATACAAAACCAAAACCAAGCAGGAAGCCGCCGCCGTGCAGCTTGCCGTGCAGCGCGTGGCGTCCTTCCCGATGCATCTGATCGTGATGACCTCGACCCCCACGACTCAGGAAGGCTCGATCTGGAAGGCATGGCTGGAGGGCGACCAGCGCCGCTTCTGGTTGCCGTGCCCGCATTGCGGCGAGATGACCTTGCTCTCGTGGCCGATGATGAAATGGGACGATGACGCTCGCATTGACCAAAACCAATGGGATCTGAAGCGCGTCCGCGAGACCGCCCGCCTTGAGTGTCCGCATTGCAACGGTCACATCACCGACGCGCTCAAGACCAAGATGCTGCGCGGAGGGGAATGGCGCGCGGAGAACGCCAACGCATTGCCGGGCCATCGCAGCTACCACTTGTCCGCGTTGTATTCCGTGCGCCGCAGCTTCGGCGCGCTGGCCGTCAAATTCTTGCAAGACAAGCAATCCCTCATGGGCCTGCAAGATTTCGTCAACAGCATCTTGGCCGAGCCGTGGGAAGACGCCATGACCGACGAATCCCGCCCGCTGACCGTGGGCGAATACAACCTCCGCGCCGCGCCGGAGGAGGGGACAGCCCGCATCATGGCCGTGGACGTGCAGCAGGACTGCTTCTACTTCGTCTGCCGCGCCTTCGCCAAAGACGGCTCCAGCCAACTCATCGACGAAGGTCGCCTCACCACCTGGGCCGACATCGAGTTCAAAGTGCAGGAGCTTGGCCTCGACACCCCGCGCAACATCGGCGGAACGATGGCGAAGCTCGTGATCGTGGACTCCGGTTTCCGCACCGACGAAGTCCTCGATGCCTGTCTCCGCAATCGCTACATCCCGGCCAAGGGCGAAGACCGCGCGGACGGCTACGGCGTGAAATTCGGCAAGACGCTCCGCAAGGCCATCTCGGTCCTCAAGCCGTATCGGCGCGGCTACTTCCTCATGCTGTTCTCATCACCCGCCGCGCAAGACGTGCTGGAGTGGCTACGGGGCGGCAAAGGCCCGGCGTGGACCGTGGCCGCTGATGCCTCCGAGGAATACAAAGCGCACCTCGACGCGCACCGCAAAGTGGTCAAACGCTCACCGCTTACCGGCCGCGAGAACTACATCTGGCGGCAGATCGGCCGCCGGCCCAACCACATGCTCGATTGCGAACTGATGATCCTCGCCCTGGCCGAATACGGGAACATCATCCGCCCAAGACTCGACGACCCGCCCGCCAATTGACACCGCCGCGCGTGAGCAATGTCTCCGCGCGCTTTCGTTTTCTCAGTCTGGGTAGCCAACGGGAAGAAAGCCGCCGCCACCGTGACGGCGCTGGAAACCATCGCGGCCAATGTGCACAGCGTCACCGCTGAAGCGGGACGCTTAATGATCTCGGCCTCCACTGGCGGAAAGTCTTTCTCTTACACGATCCCGCCCGACATGACGCCAGGCACCGTTGCGGAGATGGCGCTTCAGTGTTGGAGCCTCATCAAGGACATGACCGATGCCGAGCTTGAGACGTGGATCGGTCGCAAGGCCATCCGCACCACCATTGCCGCTTTCAACTACCCGCTCCAATGAAACTGGCCGACCGCTTCAAACTAGTTACCAAGGCGCTTGGCATCAAAGGCCAGAGCTACGATGCCGCGCGCCCGTCCATTCAGCGCCATTTTCCCTACAACGCATCCGCCGCCGATTCGCACATTGACGTTTCGGGCGCAGACCGCGAACGCCTGATGAAGCTCTCGCGCTGGCTTTACAACAACGCTCCTTTCCTGCGCGGCCTCGTCAACGAAAAAGCCAGATACGTCACCGGCAGCGGCATCCGCCCGCAGGCACGCTCGGGCGATGAGGCATGGGACGCAGCCGCCGAGGCATACTTCGAGCAGTGGTCCCGCGTGGCCGACATCCAAGGCCGCTACACCTGGCGGGAGATGCAGCGCATCGCCAGCATAGCCATTGACCGCGACGGCGAGGTTTTCTTCCGCACCGTCACGCAAAGCACCGGCTACCCCGCCTTGCAACTCATCCTGGCGCATCGCATTGGTGACGCCCGCAGTCAGATCTACGCGCCAAGCCAACCCGCCGCCCGCGACGAAGCGCCCGGCGTGATCGACGGCGTGGTGGTCAACCCGCAGATGCGCCCGATTTTCTACCGCCACCTCATCGGCAACGGCATGGACGCTGGAAGCAACTACGAAGACATCCCGGCGCAGCAGATGGTTCATGTGGGCGAAGCCGCTCAAGGCGACGAACTCCGATACGTCACGCCGCTGGCTCCGAGCATCAACCACCTTCGAGACATTGGCGATGCCGTTGGCTTCGAGAAGATGGCGTTGAAAATTTCCAGTTATATCGCCATGGCGATCCGCTCAACTAACCCGCAAAGCGCCGACTTCTTTGGCGAAAGCAGTGCGAGCGTCAACGCCGACAGCAACACCGAACTCACGGTGGAATCCCTGGGCAATGCCGGGGGGGCCATCCCGCGCCTCGGTGTGGGCGAGGATCTGATTTCTTGGACCAGCAGCCGGCCGTCACAAAACTTTCGCGAGTTTTGTGACATCCTCCTGCGCGAAGTCTGCGGCAATGTCGGCGTGCCGTGGGAGTTTTACGCGCGGCCTTCCGATGCCGGCGGAGCAGCCCTGCGCGCCGTGTTGGTACGTGCTCAACGCACCTTTGAGCAACGGCAAGCCCTGCTGATCGACCGCCTCTGCTCCCGCGTGTGGGCGCACGTTATCACGGTCGGCATGGCTAAAGGCTACATCCCGCAAAATGCAAACTGGTGGAAAGTCGAATGGCAGCGCCCGGCAGCCGCCAGCGTGGATTACGGACGTGAGGCCGCTGCGAATCTCGCCGATGTTCGTGCGGGCCTTCGCACTTACTCCGAGGACTACAGCGAGCGCGGCATGGAGTGGAAAGACCAACTTCGTCAGCGCGCCGTTGAGGCCAAATATCTGGCCGACCTTGCGGCGGAGTTCCAAATCAGCGCCGACAGCATCGCCACATTTAACCCAAATCCCGCGCCGGCAGTCCCCGCCGCATTGACACCGCCCGCACAGCAATGAGCGCGAACCGCTGGTATGCAATTTCTAAGACCGAGAACAGTGCGCCCGGCGATAGCGTCGAGGTTAGCATTTATGACGAGATCGGTTTCGGCGGCGTCACCGCCAAAGATTTCGTGGCCGAAGTCGGCAAGCTCAAAGGCCAGCACATCGACCTTCGAGTCAATTCCGTCGGAGGAAGCGTCATCGAAGGTGCGGCCATCTACAACGCCCTGCGCCGACACAAAGGCGGCTTAACCGTTCACGTTGATGGACTTGCGGCCAGCATGGCCTCGGTCATCGCAATGGCCGGCGAGGAAGTGCTCATGGCCGACAACGCCATGCTGATGATCCACAACCCCTGGAGCATGAGCATCGGGGACGCCAACGATCTTCGCAAAGAAGCGGACGTTTTGGACAAGCTCAAAAAGACTTTGGTCAACGCTTACACACGCAAGACCGGCATGGACTCCACTGAGATTTCTTCCCTCATGGATGCCGAGACGTGGCTCGATGCCACTCAGGCCGTTGCCATGAATTTTGCCGATGGAATTGAAGACGGCATTGAAGCCGCCGCCTCCATCACACCCGAAAGCGCCCGCGCGCGCTTTGACACCTTTTCCAACTCTATGGCCCGTAAATCGACCAAAACCATCAAGGCCGAGGAAGCCGCCCCCGCTGAAGTTGTCGCGGAGCCCATTGTCGAAGCCCCCGTCGCAGACGAAGCGGTTGACACTTCCTCGGAAGTTAACATGAACGCCGAACTTCAATCGAAGGTTGAAGCCCTCCAGGCCGAACTTTCGGCCAAAGTCGAAGCCGACACAGTCCGCGCGCAAGCCGACGAAGTGACGGCCAAGGAAATCGAAACCCTCAAAGCCGAAGTCGAGCGCCTGACCGCCGAGTCGGCCAGCAAAGACGAGGAGATCACCGCGCTGCTCGCGGCCTCCAAAAGTGCTGGCGACCAGGCTGCGGCAATCGTCGCTTCTGTTGGCATTGATCCCGTGGCTGTCGTGTCTTCCGAGCCGGAACTGACGCCCGCGCAGATTTTCAACTCACTCAGCGGCGCTGACGCCGTGGAGTATTTCCGCAACCACAAGCGCGAGATCATCGCATCCGCCTACTAATCCACTTTTATGGCAACAATTAGCAGTTCCCTAAACGACAAGCTCATCGCCCAAGCGGCGCTTGAAGCGTTCACCGCCGAGTTGGCTCCCATCTCGGCTTTCTCCACCAGCTACAGCGCCGAAGTTGTGCGCCGTGGCGCGACCGTCGAGGTTCCTCTCGTTGCGTCGATCACCGCGACCACCTTCAACGACTCCTACGAAGTCGCCGGCGGCACGCTCAACAAGGTGACGATCACGCTGGACCAGCACAAAATCGCCACGGTTGGCCTGTCCGACACCGAGTTCAGCAAATCCTCGGTTGCCGACATCACCAAGTTTGCCACCCAACAGGGCAAGGCGGTGGCGCAAAGCGTCATCAGCTACGCCTGGTCGCTGCTGGTCACCACGGCTTCTAGCGCGGCGCAGTTCTCGGCCAGCCTCACCGGCTTGACCACGCTGTCGCTCGCAAACGTCCGCGCCCTTCGCAAGGCTCTCTCCAACGAGAACGTGCCGCAGATGGACCGCGCGCTCATCCTTGACGCCGACCTGTACGACGGCCTGCTCTCGACGGTTTCGGACGCCTCGGCTTTCGGAGCCCGTGACGCCATCGCTGATGGTAAAGCGCCGCGCATTTACGGAATGAACGTGTTTGAAAGCACTGTCATCCCGTCGAACAGCATCAGCCTGAAAGGCTTTGCGATCCACCCGAACGCGCTGGCCTTGGCCGTCCGCGCCCTTGAGCCGCAGGCTCCCAGCGAGTATCTCGCTTCGACCTCGCTCACAGATCCGCAGACCGGCTTGGTGCTTGGCTACCGCCGCCACTTCAACACCAGCACGGGCGTCCATTGGTGCTCGTTCTCGTGCGTGTTTGGCGCTTCCCGCGCTATCACGGGTGCCGCGAAATTGGCTCTCGGAGCGTAGTCTCCATCTCC